TCAGGAAGAAAAAAAGTAAATCATATTTTACGAAAATAACAGACATTGCAATATCCGCATATAATAAATCTAATCATGTAGCACAACGAGAAAAAATTTATCGTAGATTTATCTATCCGGCATTCATGAAACTAACTGAAAATATTATTAATAAGGTTAAGCCTGATTATATTGATTCATCGTTTCGAGATTTACAAACCGATTTAGTTACATATTTAACTGCTCGATTAGATAAATTTAATCCATTGTCAGGAAAAGCATATTCATATTATACTAGAACATCATTTAATTATTTGATTGCAGAAAATCAAAAAGGTTATAATAAATTAAAGTCCGATGCATTAGAAATTGATGTTGATGAACAACGCAATGTTATTACAGAAATACATAACGATGAAATGCGCGAAACGCTACAAGAATTTATGGATGCGTATGTTGATTTTTGTTTTGAAAATTTAAATTATATTTTTTCAAATTCAACCGACATTCATGTAGCAGACTCAGTATTACATATTTTTGAAACTCGAGAAAATATTGCGGAATTCAATAAAAAGGCATTGTATATACTTATCCGCGAACGATCTGGATTGGAAACTACTAATATTACTCGCGTTGTAAAAGTACTTAAGCAAATTTATGATGACAAATTTAAACAGTATGAACAAACAAACTTCATAAAATTGCCTTTTTGATATTTATTTTAAAGGGTTTTATGTATGGACAAAAATGATGAATTATTCAAAGGAACCACCTTTGCTGACTTAATGTCCGATGTATATCACAATTCAAAAAAGAAAGATCGACAAATAAATCAGCTTATTGCACAATTGCAACCGTTAATTAAAAATGCATCGGATGCTACTATCATTGTGCCATTAATTAAAGAATATTTAGACGTTGCAGTTAAGAATGACGATCATTTAGTTAAACTAACTGCAATCGTACAACGATACATTTCAACCAAGCAAACAATATCAGGTGCTGATAGTTTGTTAAGTGAAGAAGAAAAACAACAATTACTACGTGTTGCCGAACAAACATTATCTTCAGAATTAACTGATGAATTAGATTCAATTGAACAAGAATCTGCTGCGTTAAAACAACGCATTGAATCAATGAATAAATCGCAAAAGGAAAACAATGAATGAAGATAGCATTCTGTTTTTGGTTGGCGAAGTTGTAACGGGGTATGACAATACATTAAAATATATTGCATCTGGTTCTGTGTCGACTACAAACAAATTGTTTACGATTCAAGTTCGAGTTATTAATAGATTTACCAAACAATTTGATGTTTATACATGTAGACCATTTAATATGAATTTTAAACAAATTCCGTTAATTGGAGAACATGTTTTAATTTTTCGAGCATATAGTCAAGAAACTACATTGGATGGCACTAACATCGAATGGTATTATTTGAATCCATATTCGATTCAATCTTCAGTAAATGCAAATTTAGTTCCTGGAATATCTTATGGCTCAACAATATCCGAAGAACAAGCTCGCGAAATTAAACCAGGTAATGTTTTTAAACCGATGTCTATATCGCCATTGCAACCATATGAGGGCGATTTAATTATTGAAGGGCGATTTGGCAATTCAATACGTATAGGCAGTACCGTAACATCACAACCAGGATTACTAAATTCAACTTGGATTGGCGATAATGTAGGTGATCCGATTACAATTATTTCTAACGGACAAAAAAATAAAAACAATAAACAATTTGTAGTTGAAGATATAAAACAAGATCCAGCATCGATATATTTAACAACTACACAAAAACTTCCTAATTTTTATTTAGGTATAAATTCTAAAAAACAGCCATTAACTAAATTTAAATCTGAATCAAATTTTAATAAGTCTCAATTATTAGGATCTGCAGATAGAATTATTTTAACTGCAAAAACAGACATTGCAGTTATCGATTCGCCTAAAGCGATTGTGTTAAATGCACCTAAAATTTATATGGGTAACGATGCTGCCGGCGAACCAATACCGCACGGAAAAGTTCTGTATGAGATATTAAACGATATCTTATCGACATTGAGTTCGGGTACCGTAGGCACAGCCGGCATTACTAGTCAATTTATTAATACGGCCGGAATTGCATCTGCTAGAACAAAATTAAATTCACTATTAAGTACAAATTATTTTATACGTAAAGGATAAGTATGCCAGTTACACCACCATTAGACAAAATACCAGCATTGCCAGCAAAAGGTGTTAGTTTATTAATGAATCAAGTTAATACTCAAGTTTCTAAATTAGTATCCGATATTAATAATTTGTTAGAATCAACAAACAAAATTTCAGAAACAACTGGTTGCGATGATCCTAAAACAAAACAAGCAAAAGAAGATTTAGCAAACGTATTAGATTCAATAACTAAGTTGCAACAGTTACCAAGCAAAATTCAACCAGTTGTCTCAGGATTACAAGCAGCAGTAACTACGGCGCAGGCAATTAAAGCTGCACAATTACTTAATCCAGCTACTGCACCTGCAATAATTGCAGCAGAATTATTAGCAGTACAAAACATGACAATTGCAAATTCTGTACAGGCAATTAATCAATTGGCACAAATTCCAGAAATTTTAAAAGGAGCATTGGTTGGTATTAGTTTACCATTAAATAATTCATTAGATACATTATCTACAGTTTGCGATACAGAACAAACACAATACGAATTGCCAAATGAATTAACGCCAACTAATTTACAAGATACTGAAACTGAATTTTATAATACGGCTAATGTATCTGATTCTGATTTAATAGAACGCAATGACACTATTCAAAATTTAGTAGAACAACAACAAGATTTATTAGCATCATTACAAGAAGCTCCTAGCAAAGTTTATGAAGGCAAAGCCGCACCACAATCAGACCTAGGAAAACCAGGAGATTATTTTATTGATACTGTTAATCGAATTATTTATGGTCCAAAAGTCATAAGAACAGAATGGCCACGTGGTATAAATTATTAAACCTAATATTTATATAAAAGTATTCATATGGATTCAAAAACATTAGTAAAAGCGCTTAAAATCGCTGTGCGAGAAGTTATAAAAGAAGAATTAACTGAAATTCTTCGTGAAGGATTACAATCTACAATTACAGAAATGAAACAGCCAACAAAAATGAATGTAGATCGTTCTGCAGGACAAACGGTAAAAAAACAAAAAGTACTTTTTACTGAAAATCGTTGGGCAGATATTTTAAATGAAACTGATGCCTTGATAGAACAACAACCTATGGCTATGAACAGTTTTAAAGATATTATGAGTGAAGGAATGGAAGAAATTAGAATGACATCACGCGATGCAGCTAATTTTGGAGCAATGCGACAAAATATGAAAGAAGCAATGGGAATGGCACCTGCTGCTCCTAAGGTTATGGAAGATCCAGAAACAGGCAAAACGTTTGAAGTTCCGGAAGAAGTACAACAAGCAATGACTCGCGATTATTCGGCTTTAATGAAAGCAATTAACAATAAGAAAGGTAGATAATGGCGTATGTAATAGATACCAATATTGATGTACCATCAGCAAATCCTATACCATTAGGTATCAAGGCCACGTTTAATGGAGTTGGTATTTTTACAACAAATTATACTAGTACGCAACAAGCCCGAGATAATTTTCGTAATTTATTGTTAACAAGAAAAGGCGAACGATTATATCATCCAGAATTTGGTTGTAATTTATTAAATGTATTATTTCAACCAATGACTGATTATTTAATTAATGACATAAATGATATAATACGAACTGCAGTTTCATATTGGTTACCGTATTTAACAATTGAAACGTTGGACATAAACATAAATTCAAGTGAAATTATACCAGAACATACCGTAAAAATTACTATAGAGTTTTCAGTCTTTGGATCGATTGAAACTAATACTATAGTAATATTTGCAGCTGAAAATGGAATATTACGGATAGATTAACATGGAACTAAAAAAACGAGATGTATCATATTTAGGAAAAGATTTTGGTCAATTTAGAAAAAATCTAATTGATTTCACAAAACAATACTTTCCACAAACCTATACTGATTTTAATGAATCATCTCCTGGTATGTTGTTCTTGGAATTATCTGCATATGTTGGCGACGTTTTGTCATACTATGCTGATACTAATTTAAAAGAATCGTTACTAGAACAAGCTACCGAACGAGCAAATGTATATGATTTAGCAAGAGCGTTAGGATATAAACCAAAAAATGCAATACCGGCATATGTTGATTTAGATGTATTTCAATTGGTACCTGCTATAAGCTCTGGATCGAATACTAGACCTGATTTTAATTATGCATTATCAATTAAACCAGGCATGCAAGTAAAACAACAAACAGGCAACGTTGAATTTCGCACATTGGAGTCTGTTGATTTTGCATTTTCTTCTAGTAATAATCCAACCACGGTAACCGTGTTTCAAACAAATACAGTTACAAATGATCCAATATATTATTTGTTAAAAAAACAAGTAAGGGCAGTATCAGGAAATGTTGTTACTGCAACATATACATTTACTACTCCAATTCCATATGATAAAATTGTATTGCCTGATACAAATGTAGTCGAAATAGTATCGGTTGTAGAATCAGATGGCGATGCTTGGTATGAAGTACCATATTTAGCTCAAGATACAATTTTTGAATCTGTACCTAATATTGCAGAAAATGATCCTACATTATACGCATATCGAGATGCTGCGCCTAGTTTATTAAAACTTCGAAGAGCTGCAAAACGATTTATAACAAGATTGCGTAGCGATAACAAAATGGAATTACAATTTGGTGCTGGTATTTCTAGTAATAATGATGAAGAAATTGTTCCTAATCCAGATAATGTTGGAAATGGATTAGCTGGATTTCGTCGTGCAATTGATGTTGACATTGACCCATCTAATTTTTTATATACTAGAACATACGGACAAGCACCAGCAAATACAACATTAACAGTAACATATACTACTAGCACAGGAATTGATGAAAATGTTGCTGCAAATACATTAACTAACATTAAATCAATTGAATATGTACAAGATATAAATTCTACTAATAATGCAAGTATGGTTAACTTTGCAAAAAATTCTGTATCGGTAAATAATGAAACGCCCGCAGTTGGTGCAAAAAATGTAGAAACAATACAAGATATTAAAAATCACGCATTAGCTAATTTTGCAACACAAAATCGTTCTGTAACTAGAGAAGACTACATAATACGTGCATATTCGATGCCACCAAAATTTGGTAGTGTATCAAAAACATATATTGTACCAGATGATCAAATTGTTCAACAAGAGTTAATTGATAGACGAGTTCCAAATCCTTTAGCATTGAATATGTATGTTTTAGGTTATAATTCATCTAAACAACTAACACAATTAAATCAAGCAATCAAAGAAAATTTAAAAACATATTTGAATTATTATAGAATTTTAACAGATGCTATAAATATCAAAGATGCTTTTATTATTAATATTGGTGTTGAGTTTGAAATTTCAGTTTTATCTAATTATAACAGCAATGAAGTATTGTTAAAATGTATAGACACATTAAAAATATATTTCGATCCAGATGTTTGGCAAATTAATCAACCAATTGTTAAATCAGACATCATGAATGTTTTGGCAAACGTTCAAGGCGTTCAAAATATTATTAACATACAAATTACAAATTTATTTGATACTACATTAAATTATTCTGGAAATATTTATGATATTGATACTGCTACAAAAAATGGTGTAATATATCCATCATTGGATCCTAGTATTTTTGAAATTAAATTTCCTAATCAAGATATTCGAGGTAGAGTTGTAAATTATTAATCCTTTGATATTTATATGTAAAAAGGATCATAATGGGCGTATTGAATACAAATCGTTCGCAAATTGTTGCTGGTGGATTAATTTCTGCTAGTTTTGTTAAAGATTTATACGATGTATTTACTGGTAATGTAACTGAATCGGTTTCTATATCCGGTTCATTAAACATAACAGGAAGTATTATTGGTACATTAACTGGAACT